TACCGTCATCATCTTTAATGTCGTTACCTTTTACAGTAAGATCTCCATCTATAGATAAGTTTCCATCTTTATCTATTGTAGCAACCTCTGCTGTAGACTGCACTGAAGTACCAGAAGATCCAGTAACACTTGAATGAAACTCTATAGACCCTCCTGCAGCATCCCCTGTAGCCGCCCCTGCGGTGACAACGAGGTTACCTCCTGCCACATTCGTTCCAGAGCTAGCCCTTCTAGATACCTTAGCATCTCCAGCGTCAGGATTACCAATAATTAACTCTTCATCTGCAGTAGTGTAAGTAAGAGCACCCTCAGCAACGATACCGTTAGTTCCATTGCCTGTTAAAATATTATCTTCAGCTAGAGAAACAACTCCAGTACCACCACTAGCTACGGGTAAAGTTCCAGAAACATCTGCTGTTAAATCTATAGCGTTACGAGTAATCTCTTGTCCTGAAATAGTTATATAATCTGGAGTTCCAGCTAGGGTTACGTTGGTAGAGTTGTCAGTACCTAGTGGATCTACATTTAATAGTGTTCTAGCCTGCCCTGAATTTGCTGCTGTAATAAGACCCACCATAGGAGCGTCTGTCGCTACCGCCTGGTTAGATGCGTCACCTAAAAATATAGCGTATTGATCTAGGTTAGGTACATCATTAGTTCTACCAATAGCAGAAACCTGAAGTCCTTGACATATACTACCATTTGTTTTTAATACAATACCAACGTTTTGTATAAGGGAGGATTCTCCTGTAGGCTTTGTTTTTGTAAGGTGTGGTGCAGAACCCGAAGTATCTACATATAAAGTGTTACCTACAGCAAGTCCTGTAAACCCAGATATGTTTGTGTTGTATACACCCTGTGTTATAGCAAAGTTGTCTTTAGTAGAAGTGGTATTCATTTCTGCCTCAGCAAGACCTATACAAGGCATTTTTGCAGAGTCATCAGCGTCAGCTATACCAACTAAAATTCTATTGCTACCACCTATCTCACCTTTAGAGTATAGTGGTGCTCCTGCAGGTATTGTAGCACCTTCATCGTTTCTTACCTTTAAGTGTATCTTTTCAGGATGTCCCCAAACTATAGTAGAGTCGCTATAAACTAAAGCCTCCCCCTCCAGTGGAGTATCTGTTGTTGTTATAGTGCCACCGTTTGCACTAAGCTCTACTTCTGAAACCTCGTTACTTTTGTAATACAGTTTACCGTCAGCAGATTTAGTATATATAATACCCCCTTCTCCGTCTATTGGGGTTGACGGATCACTAGCAGTCTCGTTAGTCCTAAGTGCGTCTGCTTTTACGTCTCCATAAAAATCAAAAAGGCTACGTCCTAGTAGCCCTTTCTTAAACACCTTCATTACCCTAGCTCCGTAATCAGTGACTACCTCACCTATGCTATTAATCAGGGATGATTTCATTTATATTACTTTTTCTTCTTTACGGTTTTTACCTTTTCTTCTTTCATTTTAGTGCTGTACTTTTTACCTTGCCAGGTAAACTCGTCTTTACCGTAACGCTTCGCAGCTTTAAAAGCAGTACCGAAGTCAGTAGACAGACCACCTTTAGGTACGTTACCAGCCATATCTCCTAAGTAGTTTTGGCTTTCCTCGTCCCAAACGTAAGTAACACCAGCTCTAGTAAACCTTTTAGGCTTACCACCTAGCTTACCACCATCTTGAGCCTTCTTTACGGCTCTAACCTTTTTCTTTGTACCGTCTTTCATTGTTCTAATATAAGTTTCGCCAGGCTTGGCTGCAGCAGCAGCTTTTCTATTGGCTGTTGTTATTTCGTTTTGTTTAGATATAGATTTTTTCTTTTTAATATCAGCCTTAACAGCTTTTACCTTAGCAGCCTTACCTACAGGGGTAGACACCTTGTAAGAAACACCAGAGGTAGATTTTTGATTTTGAGCCCTTCGGGCTTTAGCAGCTTCAACTCTTCGTAGCCTTTGTTCTTGAGACATTTTTCTGTACTTTCGAGCTTGTCGTCTAGCAGCTCTTTTCCTCATTCTTATTGGGCTTGCCATATTATATTTCTTCGATCCCCTCAAGGACATTATAAAATTTATTTATCAATCTTCTGGTCTTGCTAGTAACCCTATATTTATTGGGCTTGTGAGAGTTCCAAGCTCTCTTCTCGAAGCAAAACACGTAATCTCTTTTTACCAACTCAGGGAATTTCACATCGTTGAAGTCTTTACTAACAAACATACTCTCCCTTATGTATCTTTTTGTAAACGAGCCGTTTTCGTCGTTTATAAATATTAAAAACATAAGTTGGTTATCTGAGAGATTATATTTCCTTTTGAAGGAGTATATAGTATCTCCTACATATTTAAGGTAATTTCTCATTTTCTTAGATTAAATTATTACAAAGGTAACATTTTTATGGTAATTAAAAAATTATTGCTACATTTGCATATAACAAATTTTTAAAAAATATAATATTATGGCTTTAGCAGGAGCAAAATTACAAATGGCTCAATTTGGGCAGTATGGGTCTGGGTTATTAGATGCTGGAGAGATTATAGATCTGTCTGGTAGTGAGACTTCAGATAGCGATTTTGGAAACGAATACATAGTTGTTGCGATAACAATGCTAGAAACAACTACGTTCACAGCACTAGAAGGGTGTAATTCTAAGTATGTGGGTACCACAACACCTAACTGGGATACTGACTTTGGAGCTGGTGGATCTACAACTAATAGTGATAACGGTAACGCTGTAGCTAATACAGATAACTTCCCTCAAGGCCTTACTATTTTTGGTAAGTGGGACAGGATTACGGTAAACTCAGGATCTGTATTGTTTTATGTAGCCCCAAGACATTAATAGTATGAATATCTTTAAGGACGATAACGAATGGAACGAGAAGGCTATTGTAGGCTTTATAGCTTTTGCTATTATGTGCCTTATAATGGTAGCTGACCTAACAGCGGTATGGTTTGGTAAAGACTTTATAATAAACGAGCACGTATACGACTCCTTCGTTTGGGTTGTGTTGGGCTCGTTTGGTATTTCTGGGGTAGAAAAATTTTCTAAAAAATAACGAGATGGGAATTAGTGTAGGAATGCTAGAGTTAGTAATAGGAATAGCTGTTATATTAGCTACAGCTATAGGGTTTTGGGTTAACATCAATAATGAGTATACAAAGATAAGATCTAGGGTATACCACTTAGAGCAGTCCGATAACGAGATTAAAGTTGCTCTGGCGGATATTGCCACGAAGCTTCAACATATAGAGATATTGTTAGCATCAAATCAAATAAGGGACAAAAGTAAATGAAATTAAGTAAAAACTTTTCGTTAGCAGAAATAACTCGCAGCAACACAGCTAAAAGGATAGGCATAAAGAATGAACCGAATAAGGAACATCTTAACAATATTCAGGCTCTCATTAGAAAGGTCGTACAACCTTTACGGGATGCTATCGGTCCTATTCGCATTAGCTCTGGTTATCGCAGCCCTGAACTCAATCGTGCCATTAGTGGTAGTAACAAAAGCCAGCATTGTAAGGGTCAAGCTTTGGATTTGCAGTTTTGGGAAAACGGAGAAATGAATAATAAAAAGATATACGACTGGATACTATCTAGCGGTATAGACTTCGATCAAATGATAAATGAGTTTGATTATTCTTGGATTCATATTTCCTTTAACGAGTTTAAAAATAGAAAGCAAGTTCTTAAAGCCTATAAGGATGAGGACGGAGACACTAGATATAAATACGCTTGATATGAGTAAGTTATTAGACATATTAGGTGGGGGAGTTATAAAGCAGGTTGGTGACGTGTTAGACAAGCTAACGACCACTAAAGAGGAGAAGCTTGCTGCTCAACAAAAGATAGAGGAAGTACTTATGCAGGCGGAATCTCAAGCCCAGGAACAGGTTACCAGGCGTTGGGAGGCCGATATGAAGTCTGATAATTGGCTGTCTAAGAATATTAGACCGTTGATCTGTATATTTTTAACGGTAATTTTTGTAGTTTTGTCAGTGTTTGACGGTAATGCAGGAGGGTTTGCTATAGATGCAGCCTACAAGCCTATTTATCAAACGCTATTAATAACAGTATACGGGGCGTACTTTGCAGGTAGGTCAATCGAGAAAATAAAAAAGAAGTAAACAATGAGCTCATTAAAAGGTAAAACAATATCGAGAACCTATCAGAAGCTAATTCAGTCTGATAGCGAGATTACTGACAGTTCTTTAAAACAAATAAGTACTGGTAGTGGAATACCCACAGCTTTAAATCTTTCTACCACTAAGGCTGAGGTGAAGAAACTTGGTATTGGAACTGGTGGAACTTCTCCAGATGGCCTTCTTCATGTTCTTGAGGTTTCTGCAGGTGCGGTTACATCAAGCACTTCGGCTAATCAACTTACCTTAGAGAACTCTACCAATTGTGGCCTATCAATACTTTCTGGAGCCTCTAGCTTTGGTAATATTTATTTTGGAGACGTTAATGATAATAACGCAGGTAGTATATTTTACGATCACTCAAACGAATCTTTATCTTTTGCTACTAACAGCGAGACTAGGGCTGTCTTAAACAAAAGGGGTGATTTAGCTATATCAGGAACCTTAACTGAATCTGTAGATAGATACTCTCTTACAGAGTACTTTCACGACTTGCCGATGCTCCAGCTTGGCAACGTAGAGGTAACTCAAGACACTAGCGGTACTACTGCTGTTACTCAACACTCTAGGCTTGCTAGAATTACTACAGCTAGTATTGATCTTGCAGCTACAGATTCTGTAGAGTTTACTTTGAACAACGATATGATTCAAGATAACTCTCACGTTTTAGCATATCTTATAAACTCAAGCGGAACTATAGCTGATAACGCTATGGTTTCTGTAATGGTTCATGATGTTGACGATGGGTCTTGTAAAATTAGACTATCAACTAACGCTGTAGATGTTGCGGCTCAAACTTACGAAATTCACGTAACGGTAGATCCTCACATGAGAGCTAGCGGAGGTTGGCAACTTTCTGGAACTAACGTTGTAGAGTCTAGGGTTGGGTATGGCTCTGCTATTGCTGGTATAAAATTACAAACTGCAGCGGTTGATAATGATCAATTAATTATTTCTCCTAGAGATGGAGATGATGGAATTTACAAAGATGGTCCTCACCCACCTACACCAACTGTTAGCCCTTGGACCTCTAACCTTCATTTTCCAGTGTTAAGGGAAGCAAACATTCAAATTCCTATAACGACTTCTACCAGTGTTGCCGATATGGCTTTTTGGGCAGGATGGAAATTATCCACTACTGGTAACTATGCTACAGATTTTGAGCAGGCTTATTTTTTCTACGCATCAAACGATGACTTAGGAGCTCTTAACACTAATGGTAATTTACACTTTATTCATAGTGTTGCTGGGCTTGATTATATTACAGACTTAGGTATAACCGTTGCTAGTGACACCACCTATAGGTTAGCGATAGACTTTGACGAAAACTATAAGGTGTCCGCTTTTGTTAACGGAGTTCAGTACGGTTTAGTAAATTCTGCCACATTAGGTGGTGCTACAGAGCCTAACTCAACTCAAAAATCTGTAGCCGCAACATCTTCGGCAGAATATATCCCAGTAATTGGGGTTCAAACTTTAACTTCAGGTCATAAAGCGATTTATAATCACTTTATTAAAGCCACTAGAAATTTAACTTAATTAAATTAAATGGAAGCAATTAACCCTATTATTAGAAAGATAACTATAGGGGACTTAAAGCAGGGGCTGACCTATCAGGTAGGCCAGAGAATGCTAGGAGGATCCCTTAGAGTTACAGCCATCATTCAAGATGAGGCAGCGTGGTACAAACATCAACAAGTAGTGTACGACGTGTACGTAAAAAAAGAGACTGAAGAGTTCTCTAGGCCCTGGAAGAGGTTTTTCTCTCAACCAACGGCAATAGAATATAACACCGACATACTAGAAGAGTACGAGGTAAAGTAAATTTAAAGACAAAGACATGAGGCCAATTAAAGATAGCTACTGGATAGAGGTAGAAAAAGAAACAGAAGATACCATCATGTTAAACGGAAAAGAGTTGTATAGAGATACTTCTTACGACCCTATGAAGTTAGCAAGACAGTATGGTATAGTTTACAAGACCCCGATTCAAGATACTAAAGATTCGGGAATACAGGAAGGTGATAAGGTATGGTTTCATCACTTTATAGCTACACCTGTAAACCTTGTTAAGCACGCAGATAAAGAAAATATATATCAGGCTAGTATGGACCAGATATACCTAATAAAAAGGGGTGATGAGTATATTCCTGTAGGTGTCTGGAACTTTATGGAGCAGGAGATGAAAGATCCAGAAAAATCAGATTCTGGTATATTTTTAGGGACAGAGTCTCAAGAAGTAGACTTGCATGGTGAAGCTGTTATTATTAACGAGTGGATGAAGGAGCAAGGAGTAGAAGAGGGAGATAGAGTGATGTGGAGCGAGAACTCTGAGTACGATATGGATATAGACGGAAGAAAGCTTCTTCGTATGCGTAACTTTGATGTTCTTTGTAAGTATGAAAGATAGTAATAAAAACTACGCTCTTGAAACTTTAGAGAAGCTGATAGAGGCTAGTAAAGGTGCTATTGATCTTTTAATAGAAGAAATTAGCAAGCCTTTAGTAGAAGAGGACGATGCTAGACGAAGACAGGCTATAAAAGCTAAACGAGAATGTTTTGAGGACTGTCAAGAAATTCTTTTAGGTATTAAGAACCTTGAGGATAGAATTAAAGAGGGCGAGTCCCTGATAGAAGATAAAAAAGACTTTAAAGGGTCTTTTGCTGAGAGGTATGCAAAAAAGTGATAAAGTATATTTAATCGAAGGCAGTGAAGGTGAGGTTTTAGAGTTTGACAACTTAAAGATCGTATTACCTAAAAAGCCTAGATTAAAGAAAGACATACTCTACCACAACCTTCCTAAAGGAAAGCAGAGGTGGACTAGGGAAGATATGCCTAAAGGCTTAAGTAGAGATAACGCCACAGATTACGTGGACTATATAGAAGAAGAGTTTAGACGTAGAAGAGAAGGGCTTTGGTTTTTTAACAACGGAGTGCCTACCTATATTACAGGTTCTCACTATATGTTTATTCAGTGGAGCAAGATAGATGTTGGATACCCTGATTATAGGGATGCTAACAGGACGTTCTTTATTTTTTGGGAAGCGTGTAAGCTAGATAAGAACTCTTATGGGATGTGTTTCCTTAAGAACAGGCGTAGTGGTTTTTCGTATATGGCTAGTAGTGAGATTGTAAATCAGGCTACTCAGACTTACGACAGTAACTTTGGTTTATTGTCTAAGACTGGTGCTGATGCTAAAACAATGTTTACCGATAAGGTGGTTCGTATATACAGGAACTACCCTTTCTTTTTTCAGCCTATTCAGGACGGTTCTAGTAATCCTCGTGTGGAGCTAGCCTTTAGAGAGCCTGCTAAAAAGATTACTAAAAATCAAAAGCATATAGAGAAGTCTGAGGCTTTAAACTCTACTATAGACTGGAGAAACACCGCAGACAACAGTTATGATGGTATGAAGCTTAAACTTCTAATCCATGATGAGGCTGGAAAGTGGACGGGTCAAAATTCTATTAAGAAGAACTGGGGGGTTACACAGACCTGTCTACTTTTAGGTCGCAAGGTTGTTGGTAAGTGCATGATGGGGTCTACTGCAAATAAGCAGCAAGATGGTGGTGCGGAGTTTAAGGATATATTCTACGACTCTTGCACAGACGACAAAGATCTTAACGGTAGGACTAAAAGTGGTTTGTATAAACTATTCATCCCCGCCTATGACAACTTAGAAGGCTTTATTGATGAGTACGGTCACTCCGTTATAGAAACCCCTAAGAAGCCTGTTATGGGTATTGACGAGATGCTTATAGATATTGGTGCGAAGGATTATATTCAAAACAGGAGGGAGGCTTTAAAGAACGACACTACCGCTTTATCGGAATTTAAACGTCAGTTTCCATTTACTATGGAAGAATCCTTTAGGAATGACACACAAAGTTGTATCTTTGACGTTGAAAGGATCTATCAGCAGATGGATTATAACGAGGTTAACAGTACAACAACAACTAGAGGGGAATTTGTTTGGAGAAATGGAAAGCAAGACGAAGAGGTTATTTGGATACCTCACAGAAAAGGCAAGTGGGAGATTAGCTGGGTTCCAGAAGCTCAAAATCAAAACGTCATCTCTAGTAGGTTTAGCAAGAAATTTCCTGGAAGGACAGATGTCTTGGTGGCAGGGTGTGACCCTTATGACCATGATACCACTACTGATGGCAGGAGATCTGATGCTTCTGCTCATGTTTTTCACAAGTTTAGCATGGCAAGCGATGCGTCTATGCAGTTTGTGTGTGAGTATATTAATAGACCGCCTAAAGCGGAAATATTTTACGAAGACATGATTAAGATGTGTGTCTTCTATGGGTGTCAGATATTAGTAGAGAACAATAAAGTAGGTATATTAAAATACTTTGAGAATAGAGGATATTACGAGTATCTTATGGACAGGCCAGATATGACGCATACAGACTGGAGTAGAGGCAAGCAAAAGACAAAGGGTATACCTGGATCTGGTGCTGCTGTAATTAACGCTCAAGCAGAGGCTATAGCTACGTATATATACGATCACGTTGGTCAGAATGAAGAGACTGGTGAGATGGGAAGATGTTATTTTAATGTCTTACTTGATGACTGGAGTAGATTTGAAATAGATAACAGAACAAAATACGATGCTAGTATATCGTCCTCGTTGGCTTTACTGGCTTCACAGAAGTATATAAAACCTAAAAAAGAATTAAAAATATCGTCTCCTTTAGTTAAAAGGTACAACAACAAGGGGATGGCTAGTAAAAAATTAAGGGCATGATTTACAATAACAGCAAGGAAGAGTTAAACGGCTATCCTTCTCCTCTATCTACTAACGAAGAAAAGGCTACTAATAGCTATGGTCTTAGTTACTTTAAGGCTATGTACTACGAGTGGAAGAATAATGGAGACGTATACTTCAGAGATATTAAAATGAGGTACGCTCGTAATAGAAGTTATGCTGAAGGTAACCAAGACGTTGGTAAGTATAAAGACTTGCTTGACGTTCAAGGAGACTCTTCTTACCTTAACATAGATTGGACACCTGTATCTATCATTCCTAAGTTTGTTGACGTTATTATCAACGGTATGGTAAATCAGGAATATGATGTTAAAGCTAAGTCTATAGACCCAATAGCTGCAGCAGAAAGACTTGACAAGAAAAAGAAGATGTTTGCTGATATGATCAACAAAGACTTCTTAGAGGATATGGAAGATCAGACTGGTGTACCTATGACGTCTAAAGGTTTTGTAGCCGAAACTCCTGAAGAGATCGAAATGTTTATGGCCCTTAACTATAAACAAAACGTGGAGATTGCTTTAGAGAAAGCTATTGAGTATACCCTTGATGTTAACGACTACGACGAGCTTAAGCGTTATATGATACGTGACCTTGTAGTTTTAGGTATATGTGCTGCTAAGACAGAGCTATCTAAAACAGAGGGCGTAAAGATTCGTCACGTAGATCCTGCTAACCTTATTACTTCTTTCTCTGCAAAGCCTGACTTTAAAAACATACGTCACGCTGGAGAGATTTACTCTATTACTATTGCTGATCTTAAACAACAAGCAGGAGACGAGTTTAGTGAGGAAGAGTACATATCTATAGCTAAACAGTACGCAGGGAAAAATAACAATCCTATTAACTACAGCACTACAGCGTTTTACGATAACGGTAGTGAGACTTACGACTACGACAAGTTTAGCATTAATATATTAGACGCTGAGTTTATCACCTCTCACTCTTTAAGTTACGAGAAAAAAGAAAACAAGCATGGAGGTTACTCTGTAAACAAAAAAGGACCTAAGTATAAAGCTCCTAAAAACTCCAAGACTAAAAGAGAAGATCTAGGATCTACTGTAAAGGTTATATATAAAGGTAAGTACATTGTAGATACAGACTACATCTTTAACTACGGGTTAATGAAAGATATGCCTAGACCTAAGTCTAACCTTTCGGAAACTAGACTTTCGTATATAGTTTACCAGCCAAACCTATACAAAATGAAGTCTAAGTCTTTGGTGGATCGTATGATTCCTTTTGCTGACCAGATACAGTTAGCTCACCTTAAGATTCAACAGGTACTTGCTAAGGCTAGACCAAAGGGTGCTGCGTTTGAGATTGGTTCTTTAGAGAACGTATCCAAAGGAGATGGTGGTACTTTTACCCCTATGGAGCTTCAAGAGATTTACGATCAAACTGGTAACATCTACTATCGAAGGATAGATGATGAAGGTCAGATGACTGGAGCTATGCCTATTCAGGAGTTAGAAAATGGTATTGGTAGAGACTTCGGTACTCTTATTAACGTGTACCAGCATAACTTACAAATGCTTCGTGACGTTACAGGTGTCAACGAGGCTAGAGACGCTTCACAGCCATCTAGCGAGGCTTTGGTGGGTGTACAGAAGTTAGCACTGCTAGCATCTAACAACGCTACTAGAGATATTAATGACGCTTACCTTAACGTAACAAAAAGAGTATCTCAAAGTATTACTGTTCGTATGCAGGACTTAGTAAACTTTAAAGGTCTTCATGGTATGTACACCAACGTTATTGGTGAGACTTCTATGCATAGTATAGACATGATGAAGAAGCTTTCTGTTCACGAGTTTGGTATTACTTTAGATGTAGCACCTAGCGAAGAGGAAAAGCAGATGATGGAACAGAATATCCAAGTTTCGTTAGCTCAGAAGGAACTCAGGCTAGAGGACGCTATTATGATTCGGTCTATTAGAAATATTAAGATGGCTAATCAGATGCTTATCCTTAGAAGGACTAAGTACCAGAAAGATCAGCAAGCTCAAGCACAGCAGGCTTCAGAACAAAACGCTATGCTACAGCAGCAGTCAGCACAACAAGCTTCACAGCTTAAGCAGCAGGAGTTGCAGACTGAGATGCAAATCGAGCAAGCTAAAGCTCAGGCTAAAGTTCAGGCAGATATGCAGCTTAAACAGTTGGAGTATCAGCTTAAAGAGCAGTTCGAGCAATCACAGCACGAAAGAAGACTTAGAGAGATAGAGCTATCCAACCTTGGTAAGGAAGGTCAGGCATCTATTCAGGGGTCTGTAAGAAAAGAAGTTCAACAACAGTCTGCTATGAATCAGTCTCAAATGATAGAGCAAAGGCAAGGTAAAAGAGGCCCTCTAGGCCAGGAAAAACAGGAAGTAGAGGAATAATATTGCGATTACAAATAAAATCGTTATATTTGCGAAATAACAAGTAAATTAAATTAACATGGATATAAGAGAACAATTAGTACAGAAATTTGGGGGAGAGGTTCAAAACGAACAGCCCCAACAAAATATTGTTGACTTGACTGGTGATGAAAACCAAGCAGTTGAGGCAACAGAGAATACAACTCAGGAAGAACCTGGTGTTGTAGACTTAACAGGAGAGAGTTCTTTAAATACTGAGGAACCCAATGTTGACGAACCTCAAGGTAGTCAGCAGGAAGAGGGAAAGGAAATCAATGATGACGAAGCCGTCTTACAATACCTTAGCGAGAAGCTTGGGCGAGACCTTTCATCATTTGATGATCTTAACACCCCTGTATCTGAAACAGAAAGTAGTGACTTCGCTAGCGAGCAGCTTCGAGTTATTAATGAGTATGTTAAAAACACAGGGCGTACAGTTCAAGATTACCTAAACACTCAATCTGTTGATTTGTCTGACGTGTCTGACGACGCTGTAATAAAGGAGTATCTACGTGTAGAGAATCCAAATTTGACTGAAGCTGAGTTAAATGATTATGTTACAGCCACTTACAAAACAGACTCTGAAGAGTATACTGCGAGAGATGTTAACGCTGGTAAGGTTCAGCTTAATAAGGACGCTAGAGCTGCTAGGGACTATTTTAACAAAGTGAAAGAGGATTACGCTACACCTTTAGAGTCTAGCGATCCTGGAGTATCTGCTGAAGATAGAGCTGAGTGGATCAGTCAAATGGAGTCTACGGTTAGTGACTTAGAAGGGTTATCCTTTTCTATGAACGATCAAGGCGAAGAGTATGTTTACAATCTAGACGACGATGCTCGTCAGGAGATTAAAACGTACAACTCTGATCTAGAAAACTTTTTCGACAAGTATGTAGACCAAAGCGGTAGCTGGGACTTTGATAAACTTAATACGGATATGTACATCCTGAATAACATCGACAAGATTGTTAGGGGAGTTGCTAATCAGTATAGGAGCAAAGGAACAGAAAGCGTAATTAATGAGATTAAGAACCCGTCGTTTACGCAAGATAAGCAGGCGACGAATCAGAAGCAAGAGTCAACTCTCGATATGTTAAGAAGACAAATTCTTGGTTAAAAATTAATTATTTATTTTAAAAACATAAAAAAATGGCAACAGTAAATATCGCTACAGGAATGCAGGCAACCCCTTCATCCTCAGCAGTTGCAACAACATCAAACTACGTTTCTTCAGCAGACTTAATCGCTTCTGGAGATACTACAGCAGCTTTTCATAAGCGTGACGTTGATGAGCAACTAGTAAAACGATACGGTAATCAAGGGATTACTGGACTTATGGAACTTTTAGGTTCTAAAAAAGAAACAACAGCAAATACTTTCGAGCACTACGAAGAGACTTTTCTTCATAACACTTTAACAGGTGCTATTGACACTGGTGTACTTACGGTAGACCCTACTGATACTGATGGAGGAAACTCTGCTACAGATAAGCAATCAGCAGTTCGTAAAGGTGACTTGTTATTAGGTAATTCAGGTGCTATGTACTACGTTGCAGTAGCTACTGACGGAGACACTTACACGCTTAAAGATGTTGCTGACGGTACTTTAGCTGCCGCAGGAGATACAGAATTTGCTATTGTAGGTAACGCTTACGCAGAGCAAACTGATCAAGGTGTAGGATTAACTCCTAAAGTTCACCACTACTCTAACAAGTGTCAAATCATTAAAGAGTCGTTTGTAGTTTCAGGTTCTGAAGCAACTAACGCTGTTTATGTAAAGGTTAACTCTCCTGAGTCTGGAACTGGTTACCTATGGTACTTGCAAGGTGAGGCTGATACTTACCAAAGATTCCAAGATTATGCTGAGTTAGCAATGATTGTAGGTGAATCTGCAGTAGGTTTAGATCAAGGTGCTGCTGCAGACTCTGCTGATGGTTCAGTTACAACCACAGAAGGTCTTTTGAAGTTTATTGAAAACAAAGGTCAGTCTATGGATCTTGGATCTTCTGCAATTACAATGGCTGATTTTGACGCTGCTATTAAGTCTTTGGACAAATATAGAGGTGCAAAAGAAATGGCTCTTTACGCAGGTATTGATCTTTCTTTAGATATTGACGACCTATTAGCTTCTCAAGGTGCTTACGCAGCAGGTGGGGCTAACTACGGTACTTTCGCTAACAACAAAGATA